GATGTTGGTTTATTAATAGCTGGTCAAGTTACTTCATCTGTTGAAATTGATAACTTGATAACTATTGCTGAAACTAGAAATGATTGTTTAGCGTTTGTATCTCCAAGAAGATCAGACGTTGTTAACATTGGTAATACTAATACTCAATTATCTAACGTAATAAGTTTTTATTCAACTATGAGATCATCATCTTTTGTGGTGGCTGATAGTGGATACAAATATATGTACGATAGATATGCTGATACGTACCGTTGGGTGCCTTTAAATGGTGATATCGCAGGCTTATGTGCTAGAACTGATCTGGTTGCAGACGCTTGGTATTCTCCAGCAGGTTACAACAGAGGTACAATCAGAGGTGCAGTTAAATTGGCTTTCAATCCAACACTAGATCAAAGAGATGATCTTTACAGAAACAGAATCAATCCAGTGGTAACTTTCCCTGGTCAAGGTACTGTTTTATTTGGAGACAAAACCGGCTTGACATCACCATCTGCATTTGATAGAATAAATGTTAGAAGATTGTTTATCATTTTAGAAAAAGCAATATCTACAGCTGCCAAATACCAATTGTTTGAATTTAATGACGAGTTTACTAGAGCAAACTTTAGAAATATCGTTGAACCATTCTTACGAGAAGTACAAGGTAGAAAAGGTGTTACTGATTTCAAAGTAATATGTGATGAAACTAATAACACAGGCCAGATAATTGATAGTAATAAATTTGTAGCAGACATTTACGTTAAACCTGCTAGAAGTATTAACTTTATCACATTATCTTTTATAGCAACCAGAACCGGCGTTTCCTTCTCGGAAGTAGTCGGCTAATTTAGAATAGGAGAATAAAAAAATGGCAAACATTAATGACTTCAAAGCTAAACTTTCTGGCGGCGGCGCTCGTGCTAACCAGTTTAAGGTAGTAATGCCTTTTCCAGGTTATGCTCAAGTTGGTGGAGAAATAGAAGATCTTGCTTTCTTATGTAGAGCAACTACTATACCTGCAATGACACTTGGTGAGGTTGACGTTAAGTTTAGAGGTCGATCAATCAAAATCGCAGGAGATAGAACATTTGCGGATTGGACTGTTACAGTTTATAACGATTCAAACTTCAAATTAAGAAATGCTTTTGAAAGATGGCAAAATGGTATTAACAATATGACAGATAACGAAGGATTAACAAATCCTGCTGATTATCAAGTAGATGCGTTTGTCGATCATTTAGATCGTAACGGAAATACTGTTAAATCATACACACTTAGAGGTGCTTTTCCAAAAGACATAGGTGCTATTGATTTGACGTATGACGAACAAACAGCAATCGAACAATTTGTTGTTACATTTTCGTACCAATTCTTTGAAACAAATACTACTACATAGTAGTTAATATTAAGAAGAGCCGCCTAAAAGCGGCTCTTTTTAGACTTATAAATAATATTATGAAACAAACACATCACACAGCTTTCTCTAATACAGTTGATGTAAAAAGGATATAAATTATGGCCGATCTATTTGGATTTTCAATCACAAGAAAAAAACGAGAACAAGACCCTAAACAAAGTTTTAGTATACCTACTGCTGATGATGGTGCAACTACCGTCTCTGCTGTTGGTGGTGCTTTTGGACAATTTTTAGATTTAGAGGGTACGGCTAAAAACGAAGCAGATTTAGTAAGACGTTATAGAGAAATTTCATTACATCCAGAATGTGATTCAGCTGTAGATGATATCGTTAGTGAAGCTATTGTTGTAAATGAAACTAAAGATTCTGTACACGTAGATTTAACTAACTTAGCATTTGGATCTGAAGTAAGAAGAAAAATAGAAGAAGAATTTAAAAACGTATTACTTTTATTGGATTTTAATACAAAAGGACACGACATATTTAGAAGATGGTATGTAGATGGTCGTATGTATTATCAAAAAGTTATTGATAGAGAAAATCCTAGAAATGGTATTGTAGAATTAAAATACATTGATCCTAGAAAAATTAAAAAAGTAAGAGAAGTTAAAAGAGCACGAGGAGCAAACTTAGATATAACTACTGAATTTGAAGAATATTACATATATAATGAAAAAGGTGTTTCAGGCGGAACTTCAAGTTCTGGTATTAGAATATCTGCTGATGCAATTGCTTATTCTAATTCAGGATTAATAGATCAAAATAGAAATCAAATATTATCATATTTACATAAAGCAATTAAATCAGTTAATCAATTAAGAATGATTGAAGATGCTATGGTAATTTATCGTATCGCCAGAGCTCCTGAAAGAAGAATATTTTATATAGATGTGGGCAATCTTCCTAAACTTAAAGCTGAACAATATTTAAGAGATGTTATGGCAAGATATAGAAATAAACTTGTTTATGACGCAACTACTGGTGAGATTAGAGATGATCGTAATTATATGAACATGTTGGAAGATTATTGGTTACCTCGTAGAGAAGGCGGTAGAGGAACAGAGATCACTACATTACCAGGCGGCCAAAATTTAGGAGAAATTGCTGATATAGAATATTTCCAAAAGAAATTATATCGTTCTCTTAACGTTCCAGTTAGTAGATTAGAAGCATCTTCTGGATTTAATATGGGTAGAGCTGCTGAAATTAGTAGAGATGAAGTTAAATTTACTAAATTTGTAGGTAGATTAAGAAAGAAATTTACTGAATTGTTTAGTGATATATTACGTACTCAATTAATATTAAAAGGTATTATTGCTGATGAAGATTGGTCAACAATTGCTAGTACTTTAAATTATGACTTTTTAACGGATGGTCATTTTGCTGAATTAAAAGAAAGTGAAATGATGAAGGATAGAATAGCTTTATTACAAAGTATGGAAAGTTATATAGGCAAATATTTTTCAAATAATTATATACGTAAGAATATTTTAAAACAATCAGATAGAGATATTGAAGATATTGATGCTCAAATTGGAGAAGAAGGTTCTGATAAAGACCTTTTAGATACTCAACCTGATGTTAAACCTGGTGTTAAAAAATCTAAACCTTTAGTATAAAAACATATAAATAGTAGAAAGTGAGGAAATTATGAGTGAACAAGTTAAAAATTTTATTGACAAATTGTCATTAGGACAAGCGGCTGAAGCTGGTGAGGCTTTTAAAGACGCTTTAAGAGATAAAGTAGGTGATGCTTTAGAAGCTAAAAGAAAAGAATTAGCTGGTGTGTTGTTTCAAGCACAACCACATAGTGATGCTAAACCTGAAGTTTTATCTCCTGCACCTAGAACGGAACCTGTTGTTGATGAAAAACAAAGTCAGTAGTTTAGTAAAAAAGAATAGAGTTTCAGATTCAAAGTCTTATGAAGAATTATCACCTCTTTTAAAAGAGACTGTTAAGGATCTCATTAAAAATATAGATAATGGACAAAAAGATATTATAAAAAGATTTGAAAATTCGGTGGAAAAAGTTTGTAAATCACACAATGTAAATCAACATGATTTGTATTGTTATTTTGAAAAAGAAATAAACGAACAATTAGGAGTAAAATAAAATGGCAACATATATTGCTAAAGGCGCATTGGTAACTAATCCAAGTGATAATGATATAGGATCAGCACAATTTGTTTATTGTGTGGCAACATCAACTGCACAAACTGTTATAGTAAAAGACGTTGATACTAATACATTAGGAGAAATTTATTTAGCATTAGCTGGTGATTCAGTTTGTGTTGAAAAAGCACCATCAGACACTATAACATTATCTGCTGGTAAAGTTAGTGCTGTAGGTTCACCTAGAAGTTAATATAAAGAATATACAAAATGTCAAACACATCAACTTTTATATCAAAAGGTGTTGCAAGTAATTTGACAATAGCAAGTGGGGACACTCTCACAAAAAATGTCAATCCACCACATTCTAATACTGAGATTGTCTCTCCTTACTCGGCTATTTGGAGTTTGAATTATTCAGGTGCTTTGGGAGCAACAGACAGTGTTTCATACAAACTGTATGTAACATCTTTAGGAATAGGATCTGCTTTCACACTGACCAGTCATCAAACAGGTGATTATGCAGTAACAGCAGGCAACTTCTTGTATGATGAATATGGAACCAGTATTGGCATCATCAAGGGCAACACTACAATAGACAATTATATGGCAAAAGCCGCAGCAGTTTGTGGTTCATTGTCCAATAGTATAATAACTGCTGCAACATACAAAGGAACGTGGAACGCTTTTACCGATACTCCCGAGCTTACTGATGGTGTTGGCATCTTGGGAGATGCTTATGATGTAACCACTTCTGGAACCAGCGGAGCCTATCCTGAATACGTTGAACAAGACTGGCGCATCTATGATGGTTCTGTTTGGCAAAGAGTTGATAAAACAAACACAACAGAATGGACCATAAACCCTACAAGTATATCAGGTGTAAATGTTGATAGAGCTCGTTTTGTACATTGTACAGCAACATCAAACACAACTACAATACGTGTAATAAATGAAAGTAATGAAATTTTAGGAGAATTGTATTTACATAGTATTGGAGATTCGATAACTATTGAAAAATCTCCAAGCGATTATGTTGTACTTGTAAGTGGTGGTGTAAAAGCACATGCCGTTGGATCACCGAGAAGTTAATATTTGTATAAATAGTAAGTAACTAAGAGGGAAAAATGAGACTAATTAGAGAAGAAATAAACGACGCTCAATACATTATAGAAGAAGTTGACGGTGGTAAGAAAAACTATTCAATTAAAGGTATCTTTTTACAAGGAGATATTAAAAACCGTAACGGTAGAGTGTATCCAACCAACGTACTTCATAAAGAAGTTACTAGATACAATAAAGAATTTATCAATAAAAATAGAGCATTCGGCGAACTAGGTCATCCAGAAGGACCAACTGTTAATTTAGAGAGAGTATCTCACATGATTAAAAAGTTATATCCAGAAGGAAAAAACTATATCGGTGAAGCAAAAATTATGGATACTCCATACGGTAAGATCGTAAAAAATCTTATTGATGAGGGTGCTAAACTTGGTGTTTCATCAAGAGGTATGGGTTCCTTAGTACAAAAAAATGGCCATCACTATGTAGGAGAAGATTTCTACTTAGCTACGGCCGCTGACATTGTGGCAGATCCATCTGCTCCAGATGCTTTCGTAGAAGGTATTATGGAAGGAAAAGAGTGGGTTTGGAACAATGGAATCCTTGTGGAACAAGACGTTGCCGCATGGAAACAAGAACTAATTAAGACTAAAAGAATTGAATTAGCTGAGAAAAAAGCAAGTGTATTCAAGGATTTTTTAAGTAAATTATAATAGAAAACATAACAATTATAAATATCACTATAAAAAGAGATATTTTTAATTCGAATTAAAAAATAAAGGAGATTTTACAAATGGCTACAGAAAACAATGTAGAAACGAAGCAAACAATAGTTGAAGCAGAAGCTACAACTGTCGCTGATGCTCCAAAGAAAAACGCTGTAGCGGCTGAACCAACTCATCTTAAAAATGATGCAGAAGATTTAGGTGCTGCTGTTACTAGTCCTTCGGACACGCTTCCAGATTCTACAAAAACTAATAAAAAAGTTTCAGATGCTCAGAACGCAAAAGCTGCGGATGTTGATGCTAGTAAAAAATCAGATACAGAAGCTGGTGTTACTAAAGTTGCAACTCCTGGTGAAACATTAAAAGTAGAAGAAAAAGAAATGGATCTATCTGATGATGTTAAAGCATTGATCGGAGACGAAAAATTAACTGAAGAATTTAAAGCAAAAGCTAAAACTATTTTTGAAGCCGCTGTTAAGTCAAGACTTAAAGAGGAAAAAGCAAAAGTAGAAGTAGAATATGCTTCTAAACTTAAATCAGAACTTGATGCTACTAAAGCAGAACTTGTTGAAAAAGTTGATTCATACTTAAACTACGTAGTTGAAGAATGGATGAAATCAAACGAGATCGCTGTTGAAAGAGGCATTAAAGGCGAAATCGCTGAGGACTTTATTACTGGTCTTAAAAAATTATTTGAAGATCATTACATAAATGTACCAGACGAAAAATATGACGTGTTAGAAGATCAAGCTTCTAAAATCGAAGAGCTTAACAAGAAATTGAACGAGCAAATCGAGTCTAACGTTAAACTAAATTCTGAAATCGGCAAACTTACTAGAAAAGATATAATTGCTGATGTTGCATCTGGATTAACAGATACAAATAAAGAAAAGTTTAATAAGTTAGCAGAAGAAATTGAATACTCTAATGCTACAGAGTTTAAAAATAAAGTATCGACTATTAAAGAGTCATACTTTACAACAAAAGAAATTTCATCTAAGGGTGGAATAGATAACGTTGCCGAAGGCGAAACAACTAACGTTGAATTGTCATCTTCTATGACTGCTTATGCGGCCGCTATCAGTAAAACAAAAGACTCAATTAATTTGAGTTTTAAAAAATAAAGGGAGAAAAAAAAGATATGTACTTATCTGAACAATTAGTTAAAAAATGGCAACCGATTCTTGAACATCCTGAACTCCCAAAAGTAACGGATAGTTATAAGAGAGCGGTTACCGCTGTTATCTTGGAAAACCAAGAAAGAGCAATTAAAGAAGATAGAGCATTTATGTCTGAGTCTGCTCCGCAGAACTCTACAGATGCTTCTTACGTTCAAAACTGGGATCCAATTATGATCTCTTTAGTAAGAAGAGCAATGCCGAATCTAATCGCATATGATATTTGCGGTGTACAACCAATGACTGGTCCAACTGGACTAATCTTCGCTATGAGAGCAAAATATTCTTCTCAAAGTGCTGCTGCTGAAGCATTATTCGATGCTGCGGACACAGACTTCTCAGGAAGAAACGCTGCTGGTTCTTCAACAGGTGGATTCTCATCTACTGCTGATTCAGGAACTAATCCAGGTTTATTAAATGACAGCCCTGCTGGCACTTATACAACTGGTACAGGAATGACGACTGCTGCTGCTGAAGCACTAGGCGACGCTGCTGGAAATAGCTTTGCTGAAATGGCATTTTCAATCGAGAAATCGACTGTAACTGCTAAATCAAGAGCTCTTAAAGCTGAATACACTATGGAATTAGCACAAGATTTAAAAGCTATCCATGGTTTAGATGCTGAAACAGAACTTGCGAATATTTTATCTGCTGAGATCCTTGCGGAAATCAATAGAGAAATCGTAAGAACTATTTACATCAATTCAGAAAAAGGTGCTCAAACTGGTAACGTAACAACTGCTGGAATTTTCGATTTAGACACTGACTCAAATGGTCGTTGGTCTGTTGAAAGATTCAAAGGTTTAATGTTCCAAGTTGAAAGAGAAGCAAACTCAATCGCACAAAGAACACGTAGAGGAAAAGGTAACATCTTGATCACGTCAAGTGATGTTGCTTCTGCTTTACAAATGGCTGGTGTATTAGATTACGCTCCTGCGTTAAACAACAATTTAAACGTTGATGACACAGGTAACACATTTGCTGGTATTTTAAATGGTAGATATAAAGTTTATATCGATCCATATTCAGCAAACTCAACAGCTAAACAATACTTTGTAGTTGGATATAAAGGTTCGTCTCAGTACGATGCCGGTATATTCTATTGTCCATACGTTCCACTTCAAATGGTGAGAGCTGTTGGTCAAGACACGTTCCAACCGAAAATCGGATTTAAAACTCGATACGGTATCCAAGCTAACCCATTCGCTGAAGCAGGTGCTTCAACTCAAAATGCGGTTATCAATGGTGCAGGATCTGCTAACGCAAACAGATACTACAGAAAAGTTCAAGTAGCTAACTTAATGTAATCTACTTGTTACTTCTTAGTAACATAATTAAAGGGACGGTCTAAACAACCGTCCCTTTTTTTTTGGTTAAACTTGACTTATTTTCTAAATGGATATATAATAAGATATGAAATTCATAGACATAGATACACACTATTTGCCAGAAAACTGTTATAAGGACTTACCTGAACCTTATAAGAGTTTGGCTCCTCAATTTAATTGGAAAACATATACAGAACAACCAGAATGGTGGAATAGAATTTATAAATCAGAAACTAACAGAGATAGTGCTTTTGCAACAGAATTTTCTCAATACGACTGGAAAAAACCTATGTTATGTGATGACAAAGGTTATTTGGATATCGATATTTTTCCAGGAGGAAAATCAAGAAATCTTGTTTCAGTAAAAGAAGGTTTAAGTAAAGGCCTTGCAGCTGATAAGATTTATGGAGGACCTCATAGAGGCGATCTTAATTACTCATTAATAGAAGCTAGAAATTTAGAAGAAAGAAAAAAAGAATTAGATAGATTGGGTATAGATAAAGCTATTATAAAACCTTATAGTTATATGTTAGGTTTAAATTATAGAATAGACGGAGATTTGGCAAAACATTTGTCTAAAGCCTATAATGATGCCGTTGTAAATGATTGCAAAAATCAAGATAGATTTTATCCTTTGATTTGGATGCCTTTTCAAAATAAAAATTCTAGTATAGAAATTTTAAAAAATATAGATTATTATTTAGAAAATGGTGCTGTAGGACTAATATTAGGTGAACAATTTTCTTACGCTGAACATACCTTAGGTAAAGCTTGGGGATTATGTGATTGGATGGAACCTATTTGGGCTCATGCTAATGAATATCAATATCCTATATTTTTTCATGTATTGGATTGTTTTTATGATTTTCATTGGGATTATTGGAAAGATAAAAATGATAAAAAATTTGTTGATCAATGGCATCTGGAAAATAAAAGTCTTATGTCTTTGATTTACAATGATGATTGGGAAGGGCCTACTAAAGGATTAAAAGGTCATTTGTTGAGTTTTGCAAGTTTAATTGCTTGCGGTGTTTTAGATCGTTATCCTAATTTAAGATTATCGTGGTGCGAAAGAGGAATTGATTGGGTAGTTCCTTGTTTAAAGTTTATGAGTAAAGTCTTAAATAAAGATTGTATGCCTTATTTAAAAAATTGGACATTTACAATAGAACCTGAAGCTCCAAATTTTGAAAAAGATGCTAACGAACTTGGATATGATCGTCTGTTATTTTCTACAGATTTTCCTCATATGGATCCAGGTGGTAGGAATAGAGAAAAGGATATACCTACAGTATTAAATTTAAATACTAATGAATTAAATAAAGAAAAGATAGCTAACATAAACGCTAAAAAACTATTCAATAAGACTTCTTTTTGTTAATATAAATAGTAATATGACCACTATTAACTCATATTCACGACAACCGACCAAAATAGACTATGCTAGTCCAACACAGTTTAAATTTAATATAATTAAACTACCAAAAGTAGAATACTTTTGCACAGCTGTTAATATTCCTGGTATTACTTTGGGTTCTGTAACTCAATTAACTCCATTAAGGGACATACCTTTACCCGGTGAAAATTTATCTTATGCTGATTTAACCATGACATTCATGGTAGATGAAAATTTAATTAATTACCAAGA